CTTGATTGGATCAAGGCTGTTGTTGTCGGCGGTTACTGGGATCATGTCAATGAGCAAATCATGAAGCAGATTGACCTGAAGAAAAACCCAGTTGTTGAAGTCAGCCAACTTCCATGGGCACCACCAGCATCTAACACCGCACCAGCAGGTTAATAGTTATGGCAATCACATATAATAATCCAGAAATCGCAAATAATGCAACTTCAGTAGAAGTTACATTCACAAACGATGAAGGTAAAGTGTTCAAGCGTCATATCAATGTTCCATATAAAGATGGTGCCGTTGATGCTGACGGTTGGGCAGTTCGCTTGGAAGAGCACTTGGCTGCAGTAAAACACAAAGTGTCTGTTGGCGTGGTGTCATTCGTTGACCCAACAGATCCAGCAAACGCAAACACTGCACCAGGAGCAGCAGCGGCAGCAGCCCCAGCGCCAATTGGAGGGTAATTATGGGTCTTGGCGTTAATGGTGGGACAGGATATCCATATTCTGGAAATTCTGCAGTTAGCGTATACCCAACTTCAGGTCAACGTGGGGGGCTTGGCGGTGTTGGTGGGCAACGGACGATTGACACTGCTGATTTTTGGAATGTGTTTTCAGTAGCCGATACAAGTTGCACTGCGTTCGTTGTTTCTGCATATTCTACAGATTATACTTCATATCATACAACAATAGTGATGAAAAGAATATCAAGTTCTAGTAGTAGTACGTTCTCTAATGGGGCTTACAGTAGTAGCTCTTTTTGGTTCATGCCCAACACAGGCGGTCTTTCAATCACTGTGGTTAGTGGTTTCGTAAGACTTACCAACACTTCTGGTGTCACAAAAACATTCAATTGGATGATCACCCCACTAATTAGATCTGGAGGTTGAAGGTGGCAATTTCCGCGAAAACGACATCTTTGTATTCAAATTCTTCTATAACAACTTCTACCACAAATCCTGTTCATTGTTTGGAAGATTTTTATGTTTACGCAAGTGGTTCTGGTGGGTTTCAAATAATTAATCAATTTGGATGGAATTACTCGTATCCATCAGGAGTATCGGGTTTATTTTTCGTTATGACGGACAATTCTTCTACAGGGGGAACAGATCGTGTTGGTTACGGAGTGCAAGGTTTTATGTATTATTCTAATACATTAATTTTGCAAACCACGCCAGTAGTTTCTTTTGTGCAAGGCATTAGTTTATACGTTGTTGGTGACTCTTTGTATGTAAATAATACCGCAAGCGTTGCCAGAAATATTTACGCAACAGCATTAGTTTTTAATTGAGGTAAATATGGGATATGTAGTCGCAGATGGGACAAGTCCTGCAACCGCTGGTAGTGATACTGCCAGTTTGACTTTGGGCGCTGGAACGGCTGGTAGTATGAAACCAATAACTGCTTGGTCCACCACAACTGCTTCAGTAGCAAATGCAACACTAACCACTTTGTATACGTTTGGAACAGGAACTCAGCACGAAGGAATTTATTGGTTAAATGGTTGGTCGTCAAACCTTAATTTCAGCACATATTCTTTACCGAGTTATTTTTCAGGCATAATCGCAGTTTCTTCTGCTAATGTTCAAGTTGGGTCGTTTGGTAGTCTTGGTATAACCGTGTCAAAACAAACAAGCACCACTATACAATTCACTCATAGTTCTCCAGAAGGGGCAAAAACTATTTACTGGGAAATGATGAAAGTAATTTAAAGGTATAAAAAAATGTCTAATACGTATTATTGGGAAATCGCAAATTTAGAAGTCAAACCATCTGCTAACGGTTTGCAAAATATTGTGAAAAAAATTCACTGGGTTTATGTTGTAAGAAATGAAAATGGGGCGGCAGAACATACATTCGGTGTTGTTGATGTACCAGACCCAAATCCAGAATCTTTTATTCAATACGAGCAAATAAGCGAAGAAATGGTTATTTCATGGTTGAAAACACAATTGGATGAAGAAAGTTTGAAACCGATTGTTGATGAAAAACTTTATAAATCTTTAAATCCAGAATTGGTTTACAAAAACAAACCATGGCAACCAGCGCCAAAATTTATGCCCCCAACCGAGTCGCCAGAAGAAAAAAATTTAGAAGTACAAATTGCAGACTTGAAAGGGGAAGCAAAAAACTTTTTGGACCAAATTTCTGTTTTGAAAGGTCGTTATGAAGCGGTTGTAGCAGAACTTGAGAGTTTGAGCAACTAAATAGAAACACCAGTGCCGATTCGGGCTGGTAATTTACAATTGTAAGGAGATATAAAATGGCAAATGAGCAATTAGATAAGTTGGTACAGCAAGAAACACCAACGGTGAAAGTTGAATTGACTGTTCAGGAATTGAACGTAATCATGGGCGCTCTTCAAGAACTCCCACACCGTATTGTAGACGGTCTTCTCAGAAAGATCATTGGGCAGGCGCAACCACAAGTTGCAGCCGCTCAGGGTGGAATGACCCCACAACCTGCACCAGCAGCAGTTCAGTAATAAATCACTGAATAACCCCTGTGGTTTTGCCGCCACAGGGGTTTTATTTTCCGAGTTGGGTTTAATAAATAAAAGAAACCAACATAGGATGTAAAAATGGCAGTTCCTACTACGCGAGCAGAGTTCAAAGAGTATTGCCTCCGCAAACTCGGTAAACCAGTAATTGAAATCAACGTAGACGATGATCAAGTAGAAGATCGTATTGATGAGTCTATCCGTTATTACTGGGACTACCATTTTGACGGCTCCGAAAAAACATACTACAAATACCAAATAACATCTGACGATATAACAAATCGTTATATCACACTACCAGAAAACATTATTGGTGTTGTCAGTGTATTTCAGATTTCAGACCCAGCAATCACTTCAGACGATTTGTTCAACATCCGTTACCAAATTGCCTTGAATGACTTGTACACCTTGACAAATGTCACCCTTGTTCCTTATTACCAAGTCATGGAACATATTGCATTGCTGCAAGAACTTTTGGTGGGTCGTCAACCAATTCGATACACTCGTCATAGAGACCGTTTGCATATTGATGCCAACTGGTCAGTGTTCACTCCTGGTCAGTTCCTCATTGTAGAAGCATACGAGATCGTTGACCCAGCAACATGGACTGATGCTTGGGCGGATCGTTGGCTGCAAAATTATACAACCGCAAAGATCAAATACCAGTGGGGCACTAACCTCACGAAATTTACTGGAATGAATTTGCCAGGCGGTGTACAGTTCAATGGCGAAAGAATTTTATCAGATGCTCAGGCTGAACTTGAGAAAATGGAAAATGAGATGATCAACTCATACAGTCTGCCTGTTACGGATATGATTGGGTAATGTCAACTAACTTTTATTTTAACAATTTCAACAACAGCCAAGAACAGCTGTTGATTGAGAATTTAGTCATTGAGTCTATAAAAATTTATGGACACGATGTATATTATGTCCCACGCCGAATTAAAAATAAAGATGAGATTTACGGTGAGGACAGCGTTAGCGAATATACAATGGCATATGAAATTGATATGTACATTCGCAGTTATGACAGTTATGAAGGTGATGGGGCATTCCTTTCAAAGTTCAATTTAGAAATTCGAGACCAAGTAACCTTCACAGTTGCGGTTAGAAATTTCCGCGATGAAGTTGGTAATTATGAAAGTTTTGAGCGCCCAAGAGAAGGCGACCTCATTTACCTCCCAATGGCTGATCGTTTATTTGTAATCAAATACGTAAACAAGGCACCTATTTTCTATCAAATGGGTTCCATTCAAATGTATGACGTTGTCACTGAAATGTTTGAATACAGCGGTGAGAAAATGTCAACAGGTATTGCTGCCATTGACAACATTCAAAGAGATTATTCATTAGACTTGAATGTGTTTGCGATATTGTCTGAGGAAGGCTACTACATTCTTGATGACGATGGCAATGAAATATTACAAGACCAGTACAATTTCGATACACAAGCAGGTGACTCATTCGCAGACAATGATGAAATTGAGGCTGAGGCTGATGCAATTATCGACTTCAGTGAAATTGATCCATTTTCAGAAGGTGAAGTGTAATGTTTGGCAAAACATGGTCTCATAACACCTTACGAAAGTATGTTGTCCTATTTGGCACCTTATTCAACAACCTGTATATCAAACGTCAAGACTCCAGTGGCGAAAATATTCAAACATTGAAAATTCCATTGTCATATGGACCAAAAGAAAAATTCCTTGCTCGTTTAGATGGTGACCCAAAACTGGAAAGAAAAGTTGGGATCGTTTTGCCACGCATGTCATTTGAAATGACCAGTTTCGATTATGACTCAAGTCGCAAACTGAATACACTGAACAAAAGATATAAACAAAGCACCACTGACCCAGATTCTGTCAGTTACATGTATCAACCAGTGCCATACAATATTGGGTTTACCCTATACATTATGGTGAAAAATGCCGAGGATGGTACAAAAATCGTTGAGCAAATTTTACCTTACTTCACCCCAGAGTGGACACCAACCGTAGAGTTGATTCCATCAATTGGTGGGACATTTGATCTCCCAATCGTTTTGAACAGTGTACAAACTGAAGATTCATATGAGGGTAATTTTGAAACAAGACGTTCAATAATTTGGACATTGAATTTCACAATGAAAGGATATCTGTTTGGACCAGTTAAAACTGCCAGCCTCATTAAGATTGCTGAAATTGATGCAAGAATTTCAAACACCGCCAACCCAGTTATCGCCAACACTTCGCTTGCAAATACTATAGTTGTACAATCAACTCCTGGATTATTGGCAAACGGTTCACCAACTTCAAACTCATCACTTACGGTTGACACAAGTCAAATAGGTGCTGATGACAACTATGGATTTATTGTTGAATTTACTGAGAACATTTAATGAATGATTTGGATAAAATACTAAACATCGCACCAAATACAGAAGAAAAAATCGAAAATCCCCCAGCCGTAATTCAACACCAACCAGTGAATGATGAGGCTGAGAAAGATTATACATACGCTCGTGAAAATCTGTACGATGTTATTAACAAAGGGCAAGAGGCTCTTTTTGATATGCTTGATGTTGCAAAACAATCACAACATCCAAGGGCATATGAAGTTTTGTCTGGCTTGATCAACACTTTGGTCGCCGCAAATAAAGACCTGCTTGACCTCCAAAAGAAAAAGAAAGAACTTTTTAAAGAAGAAAAACCAGACAAAACTGTCACAAACAACAACCTGTTTGTTGGCAGCACTGCTGAGTTACAAAAACTGATTAAAGACCGCCAAAACAATGAGTGATAATTACCTTGGTAATCCTCGGCTAAAACGATCCAATGTAAAAGTCGAGTACAGTCCAGAGCAAATCTTAGAGTTTGTCAAATGCTCTCAAGACTCAATTCACTTTATCAAAAAATACTGCAAAATCGTCAACGTTGATAAAGGGTTGATTGGGTTTGACCTCTGGAAATTCCAAGAGGAAATGGTACAAAAGTTTGACAACAACAGGTTTGTGATTTGTAAGATGCCTCGTCAGGTGGGTAAAACAACCACGGTGGCAGCATACCTACTTTGGAAGATTTTGTTCACACCAGATTACAACGTTGCAATATTGGCAAACAAAGACCGTCAGGCTCGTGAAATTTTATCACGTGTCCAATTGATGTACGAACACTTACCAAATTGGCTTCAAATGGGTGTTGCTGAATGGAACAAAGGTAACATTGAACTTGAAAATGGTTCAAAAATTCTAGCATCAGCCACATCATCATCAGCAATTCGTGGTGGATCATTCAACCTCGTTTACCTTGATGAGTTTGCATTCGTCCCTACAAATATTCAAGAGGAGTTTTTTGCCTCTGTTTACCCAACAATTTCATCTGGTCAAACGTCAAAAGTCTTGATCACCTCAACCCCAAACGGAATGAATCTGTTTTATAAACTCTGGGTTGATTCCGTTGAGGGAAGAAACTTTTATGAACGTGTGGATGTGCACTGGTCTGATATTCCTGGGCGCGATGATAAGTGGCGTCAAGAAACAATCAGCAATACTTCTGAAGATCAATTCAGGCAAGAATATGAATGTGAGTTTCTGGGTTCCGCAAACACCCTTATTCACCCAAATAAACTTCGGTCATTGGCATTCAAACGTCCAATCAGAACAAATGACCTTGGTTTCAAAATGTACATTGAGCCAGAAAAAGATGTCATATATGCAATTGTAGTTGATACATCAAGAGGGGCTGGGGCTGACTACTCGGCATTTATCGTTGTCAACGTCTCAACCTTTCCATACCGTGTTGTGGCAACGTTCAGGAATAATCTGATATCGCCTCTGGTTTACCCAAACATTATTTTTGAAACTGCGAAATTATACAACAATGCTTTAATTCTAGTTGAGACAAATGACATCGGTCAACAGGTTGCTGATATTATACATTATGACCTTGAGTATGAAAATTTGCTGGTGTCAGCCAATAGTGGTCGCTCTGGTCAAAGTTTATCTGGTGGGTTCGCAACCACAACTCACTATGGCATTAGGACAACCCAGCAGGTAAAAAGAATTGGTTGTGCCACGTTGAAAACTCTCATTGAGTCAGATAAATTTATCATTGAAGATTATGATATCATATACGAACTTTCAAGATTCACCCTCAAAGGTAGATCATATGAAGCCGAGGAAGGCAATGATGACTTGGCAATGTGTTGTGTTTTGTTCAGTTGGCTCACGACTCAGCCATACTTGAAAGAACTGACAGACCTAGATATAAGAAAGAAAATTGTCGAACAAAACGAACGCATGCTTGAAGAGGAAATGCTCCCCTTTGGTATGTATTCCAGCGGCGATGATGAGGAAGATACAAAAATCAATGCACCTGTTTCCGAAATTAGAGATGAGTTCAAACACGACTTCGGTTTGACTGATGCACCAGATTTCCGCAATTTATAAATAAAAAAAGACAATAACACAATAAACACCTTCAAAGGGAGATTACAAGATGGCGTTTCAAGTCAGCCCTGGAGTTAATGTTTCTGAGATTGATCTCACAACTGTTGTCCCTTCAGTAGCCACCACAACAGGTGCTATTGCAGGTGTATTTCAATGGGGACCAGTCGGAAAGTTTCTCCTTGTAGATTCAGAAAATAATTTAGTATCAAAGTACGGCAAACCAAACAGCGACAACGCTGAAACCTTTTTCACTGCCGCAAACTTCCTCGCATATGGCAATCGTCTGTATGTCAGCCGCGCAGCCGCAACAACAGGTTTTGCAAATGCACAATCAGCAGGTTTGAATGGTAACACAATTCTTACTGCAAACGGAACTTTGTTAGCAGTTTCTGTTGGTGATGGTGTTTACGGTAGTGGTATTGCAGAAGGTACTTTCGTAACAGCAGCAAACAACTCAACAATCACAATTTCGAAAGATGCTACACTGGGTAACAGCACAGTTGCCAGCACTCAGACAGTTCAGTTTTTTGCCAACACGTTGTCATTCAACGCAGCAGCAAATAGTTCAACTGCCGCAGCACGCTCAAGTTGGATCGTCAAAAATTCAGACCATTGGGAAACTGTAACAGTACCAAGTGGCGTTGAATATGTTGCACGTTATCCTGGCGCAATCGGTAACTCACTGAAAGTTTCTGTTTGCGATAGCGCAGCACAGTGGTCAGAAACAGTCAACCCATACGCAATCACAGCAAATTCAACACTTATCGCCAACAGCAGCACAGTTCCAGGAAATTCTGGTATTGTGATGAATGTAAACGAATCAAGTGCCAACATCTTTGTGTTTGCTGCCGCTTCTGGTAACCTTGTAGGTATCACCAATACAGCAGCAATTGCTGAAGCAGTCAAGAGCAAGTTGATTGTTGGCGACTATGTCGAATTGGGCAACACTTCGATCGGTAAGCAAAAACTGAAGATCAAAACAATTGGTTCAGTTACGCAGACAGACAGTTCTGGCGGCGCAACACCAAACGTTGCACACTTCTCAGTAACTTTTGACAGCCCACTGAAGTTGTCAACAAATTACTCAAGCAACACATTTGCTCGTTACTGGGAATACCATAACGTTGTAGACACCGCACCAGCAACATCACCATCACTGGTCGATGCTGGCAGTTCAGTTGTTGACCAAGTTAGCGTTGTTGTTGCAGATGAAAATGGAGAAATTTCAGGCGTAGCAGGAACGGTGCTTGAAGTGTTCCAAAACCTCTCACGTGCAACAAATGCTAAGAACGCCGATGGTTCAGCCGCATATTACAAGACAGTCATCAATGACTTCTCAAAATATGTTTGGGCAGCAAATGATCGCAGTGGCGCAGTATCAAACACTGTAGTAAATGTTACAAACTCAACAGCAACAACACCATACACTGCCTCCTTCGTTGGTGGTCGTGACGGTGCTAGTGAGTCAGCAGTGTCAGTAGGAGCACTTGCAAGCGCATATGACCTCTTTGCTGATAGTTCAGCGGTTGATATTTCTCTGGTAATGACAGGTCCTGCACGCGGCTCAAGCAGCGGTGCTCAACTTGCCAACTACCTGATTGATAATATCGCTGAAGTGCGTAAAGACTGCGTTGTATTCCTCTCACCAGAAAAGACTGACGTGTTCGGCGCTGGTGTTGATGGAGCACAAGTCAGCAACGTAACAGCATTCCGTGACAACGTAAGATCATCTTCTTACGCAATCATGGACTCAGGCTACAAGTATCAATACGACAAATACAATGACGTATACCGTTGGATCCCATTGAACGGTGATACAGCAGGTCTGACAGCACGAAATGATGACCTCCGTGATCCATGGTTCTCACCAGCTGGATTCAACCGTGGTCAAATTAAAAATGTTGTCAAACTCGCTTGGAATCCAAACAAGGCTGAGCGTGATGAACTTTACAAGAAGGGCGTCAACCCAGTAGTGACTTTCCCAGGACAGGGCACAATCCTGTACGGTGATAAGACATTAATTGGTAAAACATCAGCATTTGACCGTATCAATGTCCGTCGCCTCTTCATCGTGCTTGAGAAAGCAATCGCAACAGCGGCTAATTCGATGCTGTTCGAGTTCAACGATGAATTTACACGCGCACAGTTCAAGAATCTGATTGAACCATTCCTGCGCGATATACAGGGACGTCGTGGCATCTATGACTTCCGAGTTGTTTGCGATG